CTCGCTAGGCCTGCGAGCATTCCAATATGACCCAGTCCAATATGGGTATGAGGCCCGTGATAAGTGGACCGACTTTGGCTTCTCCATGTATTCAAAGTCAAGCTCACCCTTTGAGTTGATCATGTTATCTACCCACAAGTATACTGGAAACTTGTCTTGAGACATGATCTCTTCTTTGAATATCTGACGAAGGTTATCACGTTCTTTCTGTGTTCCTGTAAATGGAATGCCTTTATAGTAACCAGTCTTTGGTAATACACGAGACTCGTTCTCTATAGGTAATAGTTCCCATATAGTCACTTCAGCTCCATACATGTCTGAGATACGTTGACACTCTTTAATATACTTTGCAGCTAGTTCTTTAGTAGATTGGACCGGATCTGGAAACCTCATGAGATGGTGACGGATATCGATGTTACCAAAGTATGTCTCGATCTCTGTATATTTTCCTTCTGGTATAAATGTGTCAAAGCCTTGCTTGATTGCGCCGTGTAGTGTCTTAAATGGTGTAGACACGTTCATCCATTCTGGTCGATACATACAAATGGCATGTGAATCTCCTATAGCAATCTTATCATATCTCTTAGCAAGGTTTGGATCAACCGTCTTAGCTTTCTTTTGAATAGCTTCGAGGTTTCCCCAATCAATCTGTAACCAATCTTTGTTTAACTTCTTACCTTCCTTACGAGCTTTTTCTACACGTGGATACAACATACTATGATAGTCAGGCATGTCTATAGCAAGAGACCATACTTCACCATTGAAGTTAGATAGTGCTATGATATACTCGATGTTTGCATAGTTCTCTAATCCACCAAATAGGTTTAATGATCCACCCCAATCATTACCATGATAGAGAGCGACTATATCATATTCATTATAGTCGTATAGCTGATTACCAGTCATGTGTACAGATACATCAAATCCTGCATTCATCAACTGGTCTGCATAGATTATGCCTTGCGCCGCTTTATGTGAAGCGATCTTATTGGAAACTGGCGAGAGTGGCTGTGTTAGTAATACTTTCATCTTTTTTCCATTTTCTATATGAGTCTGTTTTATCTATGATACTATAATCATTTAATACTGGATCTGTACCTACGTTCCACATTAAGATGTTTCGTCCTGTGTTTTTAGGTATGTACTTCCAAACCTTAGCATCGTATGTACGTACTGTCGGGAATGGTGGTAAGTTCTCTAGTTTTTCTGGTGTTGCAAATTCTAATGGCTCTGATATAAACTCTGCTCGACCTAACTCACCAGCTTGTAAGTTACGGGCTACTGCGACTGAATGGAACTTTGCATTTGGCCATGCGATCTGTAATGCCCGCGATAGTACACCAGTACTTATAGCTACATAAACTTCATCAGGTTCAGGGATACGAGATGCTGCATACACGATACCAGCAGTTGCTAGTTCATGCTTCAAACCAAGTGGGATGAATGCATAACCGTTTTCGTCAGCGTATCTCTTAGCAGCGAGGTTTAGGTTAGGCATCGCTGCTATCCGTTCAAAGTGTACCTCTGCTCCACGTTCAATACAACACGCTTGATGATGTGATATCTTCTTTGATGATGGCATGAATAGTACAATCTTTTTACCATGTATCTTTGCTACATCACATAGAGATACGCCAGCAAGCCCGACTCTTGGTTGTACATAAACTAATGTATCGTTTGGGATCTTGGCTGCAAGCAGATCACCAGCTCTTGTCTTTGTACCAACAATCAAATCATCTCGAACAACTCGTACGCCTTCGTGTTCAATAACAATCGGATCCGGGTTGTACGGGGTCCATCCATCACATAGAGATAAGTAATACTCTTTGGCCTGTGGCCACGTCATCATACCTACTTCTTTGTTTACACCTTCTACGAATGTTCTCATGCGACTCTCAAACTAAATGTTTCAGGGAATATCCAATTATATGGTATACGTTTTGTAGGCGACTTAACTCCATGACTAATAGCAATATGTTTATAGAAGAAGCAAGTCTTATCTTCGATATTTAGCATCTTCTGTTCTCTCATTGGGTTACGTGGATCATCTCGTAACTGATGCATCTGTGCTAACCATAATTCGCCGTTCTTGTTCTTAGGTATGAACTGACCATCTGGATCAATGTCATACTGCACCTTACCGTTTAAGTTAACACCAAATATCTGATGCATACCATCAAAGTGTCCTGTACCACCAAACAATACTGACTCAGGATCTACGATGTCTGGATATGCCATAGCCATGTATCGAGCAGTGTTCTTGCATGGATATAATGGACTTCTAAAGTTTTGTTTCTCTTTGAAATACTTCTCAAGCAACTTTGCATACTCCATCATGGTGAATGGTCGTTCTAATCTATGTCTATGCTTATCAAGAAATTCCCACATGTCCTCAGCAGCTTTCTTCGGACCATCGATCAACCAATCTTTAACTAACGTGTTTTTAGGATAATAGATTTGGAATAGATCGTTACGTGCATGTCTGTTCTCTTTAAAGTGTTCTCTAAGATTCTCTGGACCTTGATACATCAAACGGGTTAGTGTACCCCAGTGTTCGTTACTAAATGAGAACGTTAGTGTATACCATAATCTTAACTTAGGGTCTGTGACCTTCTTCATGATATCACAGAATGGATGCTCATGCCAATGGAGTCTATGTGAAAAGATCTGATAGTCTTCTGCTAATAGTTGGTCTCGTCTTAAATCAAACTCTTGACAAAACTCAAAGAACTTATCTAATCTTTGATCTAATGTCCAATCCTTCATCCATGATTCTGTAGGTTTTCCATCTTTTAATAATACTGGAGATGTGCCTTTATAGGTGATGTTCCTATAGTCGACACCTTCCATGAACCTAGTTAGAGTGCTTTGCATAAGTTTTTATATTGCTCCACTGTCATGTTGTTTGCTTTTAAGATTGTGTCATCTGATGGATGAGCTGTGATGTTATTAAATGTATCTATGAGACCAAGTTGTAGCATAGCTTTTTGTCTTCCATACGGATGATCTTTGATACGACATGATGACCATACATCATCAAAGTCGAGGTGATCGTAGTCAGATCCAGGTCGAACGTAGTTTTCTACCCAACGGATAAAGTCGCAGCACACGTCTTCTGCATTGTACGGATATGCACCAGTGTCCTCATATATCTTCTCCATGACCTGATCTAAGAACTGTTCTTGCTTCATCTTAGTTGTAGGTTTGGCAAGATACGATATACACTCGACTGCATTTGATCCATAGTAAAACGGTGATTCTTTGTTAGTATATTGTGGATACCAATCTGCAACGTCTGCTACCACTGCTGCATATTGGAAGTGGTACTGTCTTAAACCATTCTTAACGTTCCAATCAAGCATGAATGTACCGATCTCTCTTAGGTCTCGTTTGCCACCCTTCTCGAGGAACTCTGCGAGGTCTCGGGCTAATCGTGGTGCGAACTCTGATAGGTAATAGTCGCCACCTCGTTTATACTTAGATTCTGCAGGTGGTTTTGGAAATGCTGGGAACTGGTAACCAACAGAAGTATAGAAAGAGTACGGATAAGTGTTGACCATCTCGACCATGTCTTCAATCGTCTTACAGTTGTGTAGCGAGAATAATAAGGTATTGTGGTACCCACTAGGTTTCGTTGCATAGTTGATCGCAGAACCGCATACACGATGGAGGATGAATATGTACAGCCATTCAGGCAACTTAAAGTCACTGTGCTTTCCTGTCCAGTCATTAGCTACTGTCTTACGTTGATGTGTAACGTTATCAGCTTGCATCTTATACCAATATGGATGCTGATCAGTCCAACCATAAAATACATCATTAACGATCTGAGAAAACCCTGCATACTTACGTTCGACCACATCATACAACTCTACGTGATGCATGAGATCATCACCTACGTCTGATTCAATGTGCTTCATCATGCCATAAGGCTGTTCAGTGGATACGTTACACTTTTTCTGTTGATCTAATGCAAGATAGAAGTAACGGATATACTCATCGTAGTATTGGGTTGTTTCAATCATTCAGATAATCTCTTAATTTAATTAACATCTGTTCTTCATATTTAGGATCATTTAAGTTTCTATTACGTGGAGATGGATGATCTATCTTATAGTGTGGTATGTTATACTTCTTACATACACGTTCTACAAATCCTCCTAATGCTATGATCTTTTTTCTGCCATGTGTTACAGTATATAACTTTTTATATTGTACATCTTTTATATCATAGCTATTGATCTTATCAGGTATCACATTATGAAATGCAAATGCATGCACATCTACAACTTCTAACCATTTACTCAGACGTGCAAATGTCCCATTCTTAAACGGTTTAGTTTTAGAGGAGGGACATTGGCCTAAGATCAATATATCATCTGAAGACTCGTGGCCTTCGATGAAGTCTGGAACTGATTTCATAATATAATTATATCCCGTATGGGATTAAAAGTACAATTATTGTGCTTTATATGCTGCGTCGTTTGCACCAGCAATAACGATACCTGAACCAAAGATTCGGTTGTACTCGTCTGCTAAGTCTTGTTTTGGATAACTTGTGCTTGCGATCGCTGAGTGGTTTAATGATATAGAACCATCAGCATAAGGCATGAATGGTGCAAAGCCTACTGACATTGCTCCTTCTTTAGCTTGTCTATAGATCAATAAGACTGCGTCTTTAATGATCATAGCGCCTTCTCCTGATGATATCTGCGTGCAAAGGATCTCTTCGCTGCTTGTTAATTTAACTAGAATAATTTTAGTGTCCGCCATCGTACTCATCCTTTAATAATGTAAATTCAATAAAATCTGCTGCTTGCTCTAAATTACCAAAGTGTTTCAC